CCGGAAAAGCTCATTACCTAGCGCGGAGTCAGTTCTTGCCGCTGTTGCCGTTCCGTCGCCTGTAGCTAAATGAGTAATAGGGATTGATGTTGACGTACCCGCAAGACAATTATAAACGGCAGTAAAAAAGTTTTGAACAACGACATTTTTAATGCGTTCTTTTTTTATTAGTTTTCCGTCTTGCCATTGCTCAATATGATACACCCCGCAAGCTTTTAATTTATCTTTCAAATTTCCTCCTTTATACGCTCGGATAGAATCCGTCAAGTTCTGGATCGCTTAAGTCAGTTCCATCAGTAGGATAATATATGTTCCCGAGTTCGATTATTGACCATGTTTCATTAGCAGTTAAGCTGTCGCCGATGTTTGATGATTTATAGACTTTAACGTCTGCGCCTTTTGATTTTTCAGCATCAATCAATACAGTTCCATAGCGCGCAAAATAGCCTTTGTTTTTAAGCACTAAGTCAATCCAGACTTTACCAGCACCGAAGTTCGTTATTGTACGCTCTGTAATTACATATTGACCGACTATGTTTAATGACGGCTTGTTAATATCCCAAACAGTATATAGCCCGGTTGATGATATATCCGTACACGCACAAGTGACCGTCTGATCCCGTTCGCCGTATGCGGTTAAAAGATTTGCGACTTTTGCTTCGGCATCATCAAGATTGTCTATAGTTTCATCGGTTAAGACGTTTTCAATAATTCCGCTTGTGCCATTAAGAGCGTGTATTTCAGATTTTAAAACATCGTTAGTAGCATTTACGACAATCTCATAATAACCATTATAGACAACAACAACCAAATCCCCTGTTGTCGGTTTTGTTGTTGCCGCTGAATTGAGAGTCAGCTGCTTGTCTCCGATAGTAAAAAGAAAAGTAAAATCTGGATCGTCTTCATTGACACCGATCTTCCCAACGCCGACTAAAGAACCATTTATTGTTGCACCGGTTACGGATTTAATCTGATAGCCCGTAGGGAAAACTGCTTGCTCTGCCGCCCAGTAACAAGACTCTGTTTTCGTGCTTGTTTCTTCCGTCGCTCCGGTAACGTACTGCACAGTGCGCATTTCCCCGTTTTCTTCCGATAGTTTAAGGCGTGTTATATGTGTCGGCACTGTCATTTGAGGCATTGACCCACGAGTTAAGAAATAAAACTTCTTATCTCCCGAAACATAGAAAGATGCGTTTACATCTTCAGCAAGCTCAAAGAGCACGTCATAAAGACGCTGAAAAGATATATTGTAATTTTCGTATAATTGCTCAGTTTCTGATATTGCACCGAGCGTTATTCCTTCAGCGGAAATATAATTATCAAATAAATATTCAATAATTTCATGCGTGTATTTACCGGTGAAAGAATCCGACACAAGACGATTATTGAATATAGTTTCACCGCTTAAAATATCAAGTCTATATCTTATCGGCTCATACGCAGTCGAGAACTCCATCGTTTCCGCTGACTGAATTATGCCCCAGAAAAACGGAGTTGTATCGAAATATAAAGTTACGTCCATAAGCGACCGCGGAACGTCTTGACCTGATTCAACTTTAATATCGATAGACGATGACGAAACCGCGCCGCCCTGCTGCGTTATACTATAAGTATCTGCAAGACGGTATTCTTCGCCGTGGATAAAACATTTAATATCCATAAGCCGCTCCAGCAAATTTATCTATGTATTTAAACGCGGCTCTTCCTATTTCGCGACCGTCGGCAACGATTGTAGCGACAAGATTATTGTTAAGGTTAATAACTTGATTCGGTGTTGATGTTAAAGACGGCATCATTCCACCGGCTAACGAGCTTATGCCGTTTCTGACTGACATCATCGCTTTTGTTTCGTCTGCGGTGTAGACTCTCGAATGCGCCGGGAGTTCTATGAGTTCTGGTCCTTCTTCACCGACAATCGCAAGTCCACCCGGAGCGTCTTGCGTTCCTTTTGCGAATAGACCGCCGAAGAAACCGCCACCGCGACGACCCGGTAGCATGTCTTTGACATTCCTTTTAATGTATTTCCAAACGCCCGAAGCAATGTCAGAAAACCACCCCTGAATCCATCCCCAAACAGTGTCTTTAAGGTTGTAAAATAAACTATTTACTGCTGACTGTAAAGAATCTAGAAGATATTTAGTGATTAAACCGCCCGCGGAACTTATACCACTACCAAGTGCCGACATAAATGCCGATCCGAGGCTTGACGCGATGTTGTAAAGATAAGAAAAAGCAGATTTAATACCGTTGATTAAACCAAATATTAAGTTGCGTCCGATGTCGTACATTACACGCGAAGGCGAATGCATTTTGAAAAATTCTTTTATCTTGTCGATAAAATCAGTAAACTTTTTCTTTACAGAATCCCAAAGAGCCGGAGCTTTCATTATCCCTTCTGCTAATCCAAGAAATAAGTTCTTGCCGGCATCACGCATCCCTTTATATAATCCTTTAGCAAGTGCGCCCGGCATTTTAGCAAATGCAATTATTAAAGCCTTGATTAAGTTAGGCATTTCTTTCATCATTGCAATCGGAAACTCGACTGAAAAGGCAACCGCTAACTGAGGCATGCCTTCCGCAAGTGCTTCTACAATCATCGGAAAATTCTTGACAAGCTCTGTTGCTATAACCATAATAAGCTCACCGACCGCGCGCGCTATAAATGCGGCGTTCTGAGCAATAACAACAAACGCCTCAGTCAATGCTTGTATTATCGATGAGACTATTTCCGGAGCTATTTCGGTCAATCTTTCGAGCACTACCATTAAAACTTTAATGAAAGCTTCTATGATGTCGGGAAACTTTTCCGCGAGCTTTGCAATAATCGCGACAACCACATTAAAAAACGCGCTCACTATTGCATCAGCATTATCGACAATAAAACTTAATACTACATCAATGACATTCCCGATTGTTTCTATGATTACCGGCAAGTTTTTTGTTATTTCTGAGATAAAGTCTTTGACAAGGTTTAATGCCGTTTGTGCAAAGATAGGAATTGAACCAAGGTCTTCGTTGAAAAACTCTATAAGCCCGTCTATCATTGATTTAAAATTATCAAACATTTCCGTCGGGTTAAAGTCGATCATAAATGTAAACACGTCCGAGAATAATTCCCACGCGTTAGAAAAGGCATTTGCTATATTTTCGACAAGGAATTTAACCATTTCAGTCGCGGCGTGAATACCTTCGTTTATATGGTACGCTATTTCTTCAGGTATTCCAAGACCTATAAGACCAGCCGCAAAAATAGTAGAGTTTCTCATTTTAAGTAATTCGAAATTTGCTTTCTTGTTAAGGATTTTAATCTCTTCTTCTGTCTGTGTTGCGTCTAATCCTTGCGCTTCTTCCTGTTGCGCTTTGATTAAAAGTTTATCAATCTGCGTTTTTATCGCATTATATTTTTCATAGCTAGCGTCTTGGTCATCTATAAGACCTAACTTTTTCTTTCTAGCTATTTCATCAAGCTTCAATATCATTTCATCATATAACCCAATTTCTTCCATGATGTTCTTCTGTTCTTCTGCGGCATCGTATTTGATTGTCGGTATTTTTATTACAGGCTTTTTATCTGCAAAAATACCTTGCTTTTTTAAAGCTCTCAACCTGGCTTCAGCACTTGTTATAGCTTTATCAAGTTTGTCGATTTCCTTAAGAGCGTCTGTTTCTCCCGGCATATAAGACAAAGAAGTCCAGTTCGTCATTTTCTTTTGGTTTGCAAGACCTCTTTCTAAATATTCCTTTTGAGCTTTTAATTTTTTAGATTCGTTTTCGAGTGTTTCGATTGCACCACTTTTTTGTGTTTCATTCAACTCATCTAATTGAGCTAAGCTTAATCCTAAAATTTTGTTAAATTCTTTTTGTTGTTTATTTGCTTCTAATATTTTAGATATATAATTACCAAGAGCAGCAACCGCCGCGACAAGACCACCAATGACCGCACCAATAACCGAAGCCTTTAACGCCATGTTAAACTTTTGAGTAGCTGACGCTGCGAGGAAAGCCGATACTTTTACCGCTGCGTATGCTTTAGCCTGTGCAAATAATCCTGCTGTCATTGCATATATTGATTGAATTAAACCGCCCGCCGCAAACAATGACCTTAAAGCCTGATATGCCGATATAAACGACATTAGAGCTTTAACGCCGACAAGCAAACCGACAAATGCACCTGCAAATAAAACAGATAGACCGGAAAATACCGAAAGCAGTCCTTTGACAGTTTCGCTTAATCCGTTAAACCATCTTGTCAATGAAACCGCACCATCTGCAAGTGTTTGCAACAAAGGAATTAAAGGAGTTATTACCGAGTTCATAAAAGCGAAAAATGATTGCTTTAAGTCATCAATTGTATCGCCAAAGACAACACCTGCGTCAACGTTTTCATCACTCATTACAAGTCCAAGTTCGTGCGATCTATCGATAAGTTCTTGAATAGTCCCGACTTGCCCGTTCAGTATCGGCATTAATTCAGTCCCGGCACGTCCAAAAAGCTGTTCAGCAAGCAATACTTTTTGAGTTCCGTTTTCCATGGCTTCAAGAGATACAAGAGCTTCCTTCATAACGTCATCTTGATTTCTGAGTTTGCCCGTTGCATCTGTTGCCGATATACCTAATTGAGTAAATACGCTACTTCCGCCTTTTGACGCGCTTTCCATTTCTGCACGGAAAGATTTCATACCCATTTGAAGAACGCCGATTTCTATTCCTGACTGCTTAAAAGCATAATTAAGCTCTTGAAACGTTTGACGGCTCATACCTATTTTTTGAGACAGCTTGTCTATCTCATCAGTATGCTGCGTAAACTTGAATAATGCAATACCAGCCGCACCGATTGCAGCAGCGGCAACTGTAAAAGCTTTGTTCATCTGTTGCTCTGCTGATTCTAGAGAGCCCTTGAGACTATCAAGCTGTTCGTCAAGACTCGATTGGTCTATCTTAGTGTCAATTATTATACTGCCGTCTGCCATCTTACCACCTGTCGAGCGCGTCGGCTATATTATCGCCGGTGTCGAGCCTGTATATGTTTTTAAGTTTCATTATCTGTTTTTTATATTCTGCGGAATCTTCTTTTTTGAATTTCTTTCCGCGAATGTCGATAACCTGCATGAGTTTAGTCTTTTCAGGTATCGCATCAAATAACTCACGGAATACGAACCAGTGCATATCAGTGTTGCGTAAGTCTATATTGTATGTTTCCCAAAAAGCCGCGAAAATACGCCCGTGGTCGGCGTTATAATCAAACACTTTCGCGCCTGAAGATTTCTCACCTTTTTGCGAATCATAACATATAAATGTTTCGATTTCTTCCCAAAGATTTTCAACGTGTGGGATTTTACCGTTAAAAAATAACTTTATTGTCAGACGTGTTTTTTCTTCTTCATTCAAGTCTTGAGCTTCAAGCACGCGAAAAAATTTAAGTACTGTCTTAAAATCAGTATTGACGATAATGCCGGAATATTTTTCCGGCTTATCTATTATGACGTTAAACTTAGGCATATGCCTTAAGCCTCTCATCCCACTTGTTTCTGATTTCTTCTGTAATGCACTTTGTCAGTTCTATCATGCAAAAGATATTCTGCTCAAACGCGATATACAGATAATCAAACGCACCGTCGCCGAGCGTAAAATCTACATACTGCTTGATGTTTGCTTTTGCTTCGTCAAGATTAGTACCTTCAAAGTTTTCAAGATTTTTGACAACGGCGTTTCCCTTATCCATAATTTCACGAAAGAACTTTTCAGAACCAACGTCAATTTTATATGACTTGATTTCTGTGCCGTCCTCTCTTGAAATTACAAACGGAAAACTCGTTGACCTGAAAACAAAATTTGCCATAAACTACTCCTTTTTAGTTTAATTTTATGATTTAATATCAGCAGATGTGAGCAATACTTCATCGTACTTAACTACGTGTTTATACGGGCTTAGCTCATACATGCAGAGATACTGCCCGGCTGTTGCTGCGATGTCTGCGCCTGTAGTATAAGCGATATAATTTTCAGCATAAGAACCGCCGTAAACAGTGCCCTGAGTCGCTGATTTGAGTTTATACGCGAGAGAGTTTCCGCTTCCGGATGTTACTGTTGCTGTAAATGAAGTTGTACCTGCTACTGTGCCCGGTGCTACTGTTGCCTCAAGGTCTGTTGCTGCTGTTGCCGGTGTTACTGTCGGCTTGCCGTTTACGTCAATACCGAAAGATATTTCTTTCTTGCTTGCCGCGTCACCGCCACCGAAGTCAACGTCAACTACTGTACAGTTACCTGTTTTCTTGTTGCCTTTCATGTCGGTGTATCTAAACTGCGTCTTTCTGTTGTCGCCGAGTTCATGTTCGATTGATGCGATCCAGTCCTGAGCCGCGTCGCCGTGAACTCTGTGCCCTGAGAATGCGAGCGTAAACTGTGCGCCGATAATTTCCGACTCTGCATAGCCGTCGCCGTCGAGATAATTTGTCTGGTCTTTAGACTCGTTGTTTGACGGATCTGCGCTTGTGATACCTGCCCCGATTCTCGACCATGTTGCCGTTGCTGCTTCAGGAGTTGTGTTTATTTCGTACAAACTCTGATAATTCAGCTCAAAAATTTTTGACATATTTCTATGCCTCCTTGTTAATGTATTCTAATTTAAAACTCGCCGTCCAAATGTGTTCCGATGCTGTTGTCTTTTCTACGTACACCGGAACTGTCAACGCTTCGCAGTTCGCTATCATTAAAGCGTCTGTTATATCGACATTCTGTAAATCCAGAACGTTAATAATCGTTTCTAATTGATTTCTTGCTGTTTGCTGATTTTTGCTTTTAGCATAATAAGAAAAGTTTAGAGTTCCAACACGCGTACCGTCGAAGTATCTTGTTTCTATTGATGACGGGTCAGTCCGAGTCATTATTTCCTCACTGATACCGCTCCATGCGTTCTGAACAATCGGCGCGTAAGGAGTAGTTCTCGTCTTTAACCACGCGTTTACTTCACTTATTATATTCAGCATTTGCCAGCTCTACCCATTCCTTTTTCTTTAATGCCTTAGCGACTTCAAACCATTTCTGTCTTGCGTTAGGATTATATGTTAATGTTTTCATCGGCGCGTCATAATACTGCTTTCTTGCATATTTGATTTTCCATTCAATCACACCGCTTCCAATCTTTGTCGCGTCCGAAGAGTCGCGCAAGTCTCCTGTTATAAACGGAACATAATAGTTTGAGTCTTTAATTACTTGCGCATCAAGTGCCCGTTGCGCTTTCTCAATATTTCCGCTTAATCTTTTATGACATTTCCCAGTGTCGAATATCACGCTCATTTCAAGTAAACCTCGTAATGATGAGGCGAAAAATCTTTTACTTCTCTTATCTCATACGACTGACTGTTAAAAGTTATCTTATCGTATTTGTTAAACGTCTGCCCTTTCGGCGATGAATTTACGCAGTCAAAGTATAAAGTTAATACATCATCTTTCATCTCTCCGAGAGCCTTTAGAGCCGAAGACTTTACCGGTTCGCATCTAATCGCGCTTAACGGTGCGGATGCTGTGATAGTATCGTTGCCGTACTCGTCTTTAGTAACGCTGTAATGCGTTCCGGAATGTATTAGTACAATCTTCGGGATTTGCCGCATACTATAATAGCTCCGGTATAGAATGATGTCATATATAGATATTTAAGCGCGTTATCACAAACGTATGAATTTTGATTTTTCTTGCCACCGCCGGAAATTGAAAAAGCACCTAAAGATATATTCTGAAAGTCTTGGTCATCTTCACCGCGTACAGCATATGACTCAGCCTGCGCGCAGTTTGCCATCTTAACAAAGTTTTGATCTGTTGCGTCAAGTTCCGAAAAAGTAAAATTATAATTGCATATTAAATCAATATCGTTTGACGCTTTAGTCAATAATCTTTTCAGTTCGGTATCATCGCTTACTGCCGATCCGGCGTATGTATCGCGATAAAAAGTAATGTCTGCGTATGGCATTATGTAGTCCTCGCTGACTCATAGTAATAATTTAAAGCACGCCCGCGTCATTAGCGGACATGCTCAATCTAGGTTCTAATTCAAATAGTCGATTAAACGAAGCCGACTCTATCAGCCCATAAGTGCGAACATAATCCGCAGTGAGAAAATCACCTTCTTTTAGTCTGTCAAGAATCGACTTCGCCATGGATTAAGCCGTTGCCTGAATTGATTCGAATCTTACTGCGCGCCCGTTCTCGTCAAGTTCGACAAGCGCACCATAATAGCCTGAAGTTACAATGTCTGAAACTGCAGTTGCTGAAACAATTTCAACATATCCAGTAGTGTCAAAAACTGAGTAAGCTGTTGGAGCTGTAAAGTCTGTTGCTTTGCCGTTATCGTAGTAATAAAACTTATGACCAGTGTCTTTGCT